AGAGTCAGGGTTACCGCCCTGTTCCCAGATTGACTGCATCACGTCATCAAAACGAGTCTGTGAGAATGCAACCAAAGTTGTAGTCTCGTCAGTACGCGCATCAGAGCCGTCACCAGTAGGATCGGCACCTTCGTTTGCACCAAAGTCCGTGTTGGTGATGAGCCACGCTGGCGCACCAGCAAGCTCGCGGGCAACACTTGAGCTACCAGCTACTTGTGCGTTGTTATCGAAAAGAGCCTTCTCGATATCAAGCTTTTGCTCTTTGGCTATCTTTAATGTCGCGTACGCGATTTCTGAACCGCGACCGGCTTTTTTAAGACCTTCGTCAGTATCAGGAATGACCACTGCGTTTTTGAAGATCTGAGTGTAGTTGCCGCGACGCACAGTAGCAGTTTGCGCGTCTGCAGTTGTCTCGTTGCCTTCAATGTGTGCGTTAGTCGCTGAAGAGCGAAGAGCGTCCGTCTGCCACTCGTGGTAAGTGTTAGTCGCTTTGACTTTTGCACACTTAGAGTAGAAGGGGGTTTCTTCTGGCGAAATGTCATAAATGACGTCTTGTAGATCCTCTCGGATACCGACAGCATCATAGCTGTCAAAGGTGTTGGTTGGCTGTGCCATGATTAATTACCTCTCATTAAGGATTAAGCTCATCGCATCTTGGATGCTGCCTGAGCGTTTAAGTTTCGATCTAGCTTGTCTTGTAGAGTCACGGTTTGACGCCGTCTTCTTAGCACCCGGCTTCACAACACGCTTTGGTTTTGCCTTGGCCTTCTTAATCGCCTGTTCCTTTCCGCCCTGGGCCGCCCTGTATTGGATGGCGTCGTGCAGTACACGGAGTACACGCGAGTCAGTGATTGCCGCGATTTCCTGCGGGTCAAACCCGTAGGTCTCTTGGCTAACCTTAAACATGTTGCTGCGAAGACTTTCAGCCTTCTGCGGGTCCGCGAAGTCAGGAATGGCCTGCTTTAGCGTCTCCATTTCTCTCTGTAAATAAGCGTTCCTAGCCTGCTGCTCCGCTTGGGAGTTGCCTTCTAGTGCCTGCTGAATCTCAGACATCTTCTGCTGATATTCAGTTGCCGCCACGTCGTACTTGGCCTTTTCTGCTGAGTACCGAAACGGGTCAGTTTCAGCCAATTCTACGCTTGGTGGCACAGGGGCCGACGGTATTTGCATGTTTTGCACTTGGGCAAAAATTGCTTTCGCTTGCTCGCGCTCATTCAGGAAATCACCGGCAATTTGCTCGAACTGCTTACGCATCTCCGCAACCTGCTGCATTCCCTGCTGGACATATTGCTGACCGCTGTATCCTCGCTTGAGATCCTCCAGGGTGACCTGCTGCTCTATACCGTCAACCTTGACGCTATATACCTCAGGTTCCTCAGAATCGGCTTCTTCAGCGTCCTCTTCGTAGTCCTCTTCTACCTCGTCATCCTGCTCTGGCTCTTCCGCCTCCTGCTCCTCTTCCTCAAAGTCCTCTTCCACCTCAGCGGTTTCTGTTGGTTGCTCCTCAGGTTCGGGTTGTACCAGTTGGCTAATAGCCGATTCGATGCTGCCATCGAATGTCATTTCGTCAGTCGTATCCACGGTGCTGATCCTCGCTCTTGCTGTTTATCGAACATCGCCTCATCCGTAAGGATGACTGCCATACGATCTTCGATTTTTGCTAACGCCCTCACAATGTGATGAGCCTCTTCCCGGTCCTGCGTTGAGGAGTGCGGGTTTAGGAAAACACTGGCCGCGTCTTCTCTAATTTCGTTTACCAGCGTGTTAAATGCCTCGTCTTGCTTGAGCCTTTTAACGTGCGCCGCTCGATCCTTTATGTTCAAAACGTGCTACCTACTGCTGCCTGCGCCGGTTGCGCTTCAGGGTAGCGTGGCTCGTTCTGTAACTGCTTGATTCTCTCTACGTCTACGGCAGTGCCGTACTTGCCGATAATCTCCGCGGCAGACAGCAACAGATCTTGATCCATCTCGTCGCGTTTTCGATCATCCTCGGCAATTGCCTTCTGTGCCTCCAGCTGCAACTTGAGCTGGTCTGTTTGCATTTTGGCTTGTGCCTTGATCTGCTCTGCCTGCAAGTACGCCGCGTTCGGGTCTTGCTGCTGACCCTGCTGAGCCTGCTGTTGCTGCATCATCATCTGCTGCTCAATCATTGGGTCCATTGGCGCAAAGTAGCGGTCGGAATTACGTACGCCGTTGATAGCCAAGATGTCAGACAACGTGTTCCTGATATTTGTCAGCGACACCATGCCGTTCCCGGGCCCGTAAGCTTGGAAGATTTGTATCTGTGTCTGCAGTGTCTGATTCAATACGGCGACCTTTTGGTCCTCGCGGCCGGTTCCTAAACCTACATTGATGGACACATCCATGGTGCTGTTCCAAGACCTTGGATCGACCGGTACGTAGCTGTCGCCTTGCAGGCGCATCATCTGGTTCTCGTCGACGTTTTGCGTCATGCACTGAAGCATCAGCTTAAACATCTGGCGCATACCACCCTCTGCCAGATTGCGTGCCATTACCTCTATTTGAGCCGCCTGTGCTTGCACTGTGGCGTTTACAGCTGTCGCCGTGGTTGACTGCAAGGCATCGGGAGAAAGCCCCGTAGACGCCTTTGTAACGCCTGTCTTGTCCTCTACCTGCTGATCAAAATACTGCAGCGCGCTTAGTGTCTGGCCGGCAACAAAAGGCACAGCCTGAGGCTGTACGGCGCCCGACTGCTTCACCCGAATCACGCCGCCTATCTCGTTGTTGAGCAGGTCATCGATGTTGACCGCGCCGTCCACGATCTCAATACGTGGGTTGTTAGTCAGGGCAACGTTATCGAGAACACCGCGCAGCATTGCCGTGGCCGCGTCTTGGTCGTTAATGATTAAGTCTGCGACTGACCGGCCGTAGAACGTGTGCGGCTCAGGGTCTACCTCAAAAACTGCAAACGGAAGGTGAGAGCATGGCTCGTAATCAAGCAGCTTGTACTTGTTACCACCCAAAACCAGCTTGTGCATCTGCGCTACGCCGGTGCCCTCAACGTCAATCTTCATGTACGCCTCGGTGATAGCGACCAAGCGCATAGAAGGGTCTTTTACGTCCTCGTCCGAGTAGTCCTCTTCATAACCGCGCCGCTCGTACTCTTCAACCTCAGAAAACGTATCCGAGTGCTGCAACCCGCTCAGATCATATACTTCCTCATAATCGTAACCCATAGCCACCAAGTCACTGACACGCATCTCGGTACGATGAGCAACACAGTAATAGTCATCGATAGAGCGAGAGTTGCGGTCGATGAAAAACTCTTCGGGCGGTACGCTTTCAATGCACATCTTGCCACGCTCAACCGTGCGCGCAATTTTAAGGTCATGCTGTGGAGACTCGACCTCCATCCCAGCCTGGTCCATTTCGACTGACATGCGGGTAGTGTGCTTGATGACCTCGACGTCGTCCTCGTTAACAAGCAGGGTGAACTCCATGTCGTTGAGGCCTTGGAAGTCATAAACCTCCTGCTCCTGATACGTATCCCAGTAGACCTTAACCACGCCACACTTTTTGACCAAAGCATCATGAAACGCATCGTTCAGTACCCGGTATCCGTTTAGCTCGTTGAACTGGTAGTGCATGTACTTGGTAGCTTGCTCGGCAGACTGTACGTCTTCTGTTCCACGTGGAACATATTCAACCGGCTTGTCAGTGTTCAAAAACACCCGCATAAGAGAGGGCTTGATGGCGCGAATAGTGTCTCGAACCTTGGTTGCAACAACCTTGGACCGGCCGTCTTCTTCGCCGATATCTACCTCACCGTCAAAGTAGCGCTGGGACTTAATGCGGTCTTCAGCAATCTCTGACTCGCAAAAATCTACAGCGTCCTGCACAGCCTCTCGTGCGATGCCTTCGATTTCTAAGTCTGTCATTGGTTTCAAGCTCATTGCTGTTCGTCCTCGCGTCCTTCTTCAATGCGTTGAGCCGTAGGTCCAACTTGCGAAGTTAGTTGAGCTACCAGCGAGCGTTTCTGCTCTGGCATCAGGTCTCGTGATTGATAGATGAGCCTAGCAATCCGCTCCTTGTTCTGTGGTGTCATTAATAACGCACCACCAGCCAACAATGCGCCGGACAACTGCTGGAATAAATCTGTGCCACCCATAGCGCCAAAGCCGCCTGTCGCCGCTACGGTTTGCTTTAAACCAATAGTTTGGTTTTGCCCCAATCGATTGACCGCGCGCTCCAACGCCTCTTGCGCAGTTAGTAAGCGCGAGATATCCATACCAGTCGCGCCATAGCCTTCTATGGTCTCTCTTAATGCGCCCCGTGCTCCAGCTGCTGCTTCTTCACGGATTCTAGTTTGTAGCGGAGGTGTTGTTGGTGTAATGCGCTCGTAATTAAGCTTTTTATCCAACTCTTGCCGTAATTTACGAACCTGAGAGGGCGTAAACTCTTGAGTGCCTGTACCGACAGACTTAGACCAATCTGTCAGATATGACGTGATTGTTGCGGTATCGGCTTTTGCTGTTGGGTTTACGAACGGGTCGGCAAGCTCTTCACGTAATTGCGAAATTGGCCGCGTCAGCTCATACAAAGAAATTGTTTTGCCTTCTTTCTCTGCAATTTCGATTAAGCGGTCAAGCTCGCTAGTGCGAGCATCAATAATTTTGTTCAGCTTTGTAAGTCCCTCTGGGCTGACAGGTATACCCTCTTCCAAAAGGGTGCCAATAACCTGCTGGCGCGTAGCTTGTTGACCCATGCGTGAGCGAGGGCTTGTGCCCATCTTGAGGTTAGTTTCATAAGTTGATTCTGGGAAACTTCTTACCAGAGGGACGGCGCTTGCAGCACCTAACGTTAATGCTGTTGCTGCCCCCAACGGGTCTGCTGATTCTAAAGCGCCGCCCGCTCTGCGCAGTGCCTCGGCTGAAGCCTGTGCTTTTGGTGATTTTTTAGCGGCAATTTTTGCTAGGTTTGCACTTAATTTAATTGGGGCGCCGATAAGTGATACGTCTGACATGAATCCCACAGGATCATCGTATGCGGTTTGTAATGCCTGACGCACGCTCCCATAGCGATCGGTATAAAAGCTCCCGAGCGCTTCCAAACCGTCACCAGTAAACATTTCTTTTATGCCTTCTGCTACAAGCATAGGGTCAGTAAAAATAGTTGCTAGGTCTTGCGCATACTGAGACCCACTACTTGGTATGTTAGCTATGGCGCCAGCTGCAGTGTATTGCGGTTGGCGATCACCAATGCCTGCTGAGCGCTCTGGAACACTTTGCTCCGCAAGTCGCGCCCTGGCTTTAGCCTCCAGCTCTAACTGCCGCTGCGTTTTAGCCATGCTATTCGTCCTCTAAATATTGACGCTTTTCATCGTCAGTAAGACTCAGCCATGTGGCGTCAGTGCCGCCCCAACTAGCTGGGGGCGTTGTTAAAACGGAAACAGGTTCTGGGGCTTCATCGTCCCCTAAAAAAATATCTCCGGTGTAACCTACAGGGGGCAGTCCATATCCTGGAGCCACAGCGTTTATTTGATCAATGTAATACTGACGGTATGGCGCGTGTTGATTTGCGGCTCCTTGATACAACATACCAGCCCTAATAAGGAAGTCGTTACGTTGCTCTGGTAAAAGCAATTGACCTGTCTCCAAACGTTGCATTGCTTGAGCCACGACAGCAGGAATGCGCGTTCCATCTTTCTCTGCTCTTGTTAACGCCGCTCTCGCTTGGGCGGCTGTAGCAAACTCGCTTTCTCTTACAACAGAGCCTGGATCTAAAACCTTCATAAAGTTAAAAATTAAAGCAAGGTCACCAGCGGCGCTTGCCTTGTCAGCGGAGGTAACCACGCGATCGTAAGCACCAGACTGTTTTTGAAAGTCTTTTGTCGCTTGCGAGCCTTCGTAATCCTTGCGTAGCTTGCCTGCCTCTTCTCTTTGTCGCGGAGTAAAACCGTCTCCAGGTTGTTGCCCACCGAACAAGACTTGCCCAGTCGCGGGATCTACAATTTGCTCGCCTTCGCTTACAACTACGCCTTTTGGCTTGTCAAACATAGACTTCAAGATCATTGGCGCTACAGACGGATTTTGCTCAATAATTGCAGCTAAATCATCTCTGCCCTGTGCGCGTAAAAAACTAGCTGTTTGATTTATTTCTCTACCAGCTTGACGCCGTGCTTGAATGTCTTGGCCTCTTTGCACTTGGCTTTGGATGAACGCCTGATTAGGGCTCAGCGTCATGGACTGCAATCCAGCCGCCAGTCTTGCACGTGCCGCTGGGTCTGCCAAGTAATCCATAGCCTTGCGGCTAAGTTGCGACAACCCGCTTACAAATGGGTTCGGTGGCCTGCTGCCGGGTGCAGGGCCCACAGCCTGACGTGGTTGCATAGCCTGCTGCCTTGCGGCGATAAATTGATCTTGTGCCGCAACTGCTTGCGGAGTATTAGCTGCCGCGATCGTGGCATTTGGAGCGCGCATTTGCTGGATGCGCTCCAGCTCCATCATCATTCTGCGTTCTTCAGGTGTCATTAATTAAACCCCAGTAATGCTTTCATTGCCTGCACAAATTCAGCGTCTCGCTCAACCGGACTCTGTTGAGGTCTTACGTTACCCATCATGCCCTGCCCGTACTGCATCTGAGGAGCCGGCAACATTTGCAGCAACCCGCCACCAAACTGAACAGGCGCCATTTGGTCGCTCATTGGGTTTGCGTTATAGTTTGCCGCTGCTTGGCCCATTTTTTGCAGCTTGGCCTTGTCCTCTTCACTCATCTTAGAAAAGATGGCTTGCATGAGGCCGATGTTTTCGTTTTCTTGATCTGTGGCAACCATGAGAAAGCCTTACCCTAAGCTTGCAAACAATGACAGGTAATCGAACAAGCCAGGCTGACGGCTGGTTGTTTGAGTCTGCGGTACAGGTGCCGCGCCCAGTGCGGTGGCCAAGTAGCCAAGAGAGCGCTCAGGGAATGACTGGTATCCTTGGAACTGCCCACGTGCCGCATCGAAAATGCGCTGGCTGAGCATCTGCTGCAAAGAACCCTGCTGGGCAAGATCTTGTTGCAGGTTGCGACCCATTCCGAAGGCCTGCTGTGCCAGACCACCGAGCTGTCCCGCGGCTGCGAGGCGCTGGCCTGCGCCTGCAAGTCCTGCCTGCTGGTTAGCTAGTGCGGCCTGCATCTGACGACTGATGTCCTGACCTGCGAGCTGCTGTGCCTGCTGGTAACCACCTAGCCGTAGGTTTGCGGCTGTGCGTGCCGCCTGCTGTAGCGCTGCCTCATTTGCCTGCGACTCTAGGATGGCCGACCGTGAGCCACCGAATGCGCCTGCGCGTTGTGCTTGAGCCGCCAGCTGATTGGCTTGCATTTGACGCGCCTGCTCGATGTCACCCAGAGACTGCTGGACAACCGTCTGCTCAAAAGGATTGAAGTAAGCAGAAAGGTCTGTGCCGGCAACTTGACCGGCCTGTACCTGCGCGGGCTGGTAGCCCATGCCCATTGCTGTACCTGCCATGGCCGCGGTTTGACCCTGCTGCGCCTGCTGGAATACGTTCTGGCCGCCTGCCGGCGCCCCTCCTGCGGCTACTGCCTGACCGCCGCCCATTGCCTGACCTGCCATTAGACCTGACCTCCAAGAATGCCTGAGCCTTGGTTTGGCACGTTCATTGGCATGTAACCGCCCATTGGCCCTGTAGGACCTAACAAACCGGGTGCCTGTGGCCCTATAAACAAGCTGTTGAATGCTTGGGCCTGCTGTGGCTGACGCTGAGCAAGCTCTGCCAGGGCGCTCTCAAATAGATTGCCAGAGCCATAACCCATGACCCCACCAAAGTCCTGCGCTTGCGGCAAACTTGCCGCCACGTCCATTTGAGGGGCCAGACCGAATGCCGCAGCCGCGTCTGCCGTGGATTGCATTGCCGCGGTTTGCATTGGCGTAAACGCCGCAACCTCGGGCCCGTAGTAAGGCATGTAACCCACTTGAGCCAGCTGCTCGGCACGCTCGATATTTCTGCGTGACGCGTCCTCAATATAAGCTGGGATTTCTACCTTGGATGTTTGGCTGCCGCCTTTCCCGCCTGACATATTAAATATCCTTTCCTAGAACTGTGTACGTCTCTTGGTAACCTTTATCTTTGAGCACCCTTGCCCAACCCTTGCGTCCTGCTATTGTGACACCCGTGCAGCCGTTCATCTTTGCAAACTCAACCGCCGAGCTGTCCATATCTACTATCTGGTCCAAGTCGCCACCGGCAAGGAATATATGCAAAACTTTTTTCCCCGGATAGCTGACTATCTCTGTAACGGCGCACCCTCGTGGTGCTGGCCAGAACTGCATCTTCCCCTCTGCAACTGACTGCACGACGTCTGCCAGTGTATGCGTGCCGTTAGACCTCTCTAGAGCCGCCTCTAGCCACGGCTTGCATCGCACTATCTCGTCAAGCACATTTGTCAATTATATCACCTATGTAGCCTAAATATCGCAAGCGTAGCCGCAGGACACGCAGGCTCATCAGAAATACCGCTCGCAGCGAAGGCCTTTAAGCTTCCGTTGGTGCTGTCACACGCCGTTGCAACCTCCAAGTAGTCGCTTGCGTTCGCATGTATTATCGCCGCCCGACTGACTACCGTAGTCTCTGCGTTACCGTGTAGCGCCGCCCTGATCGTGGTGCCGCCTAGGTTTGTGCCGTTTATCTTTGGCCAAAAAACGAACTCAACCGTACTGGCTGAAGATGAAAAGATTTGAGCCGAAAAACTAACCAGATAATACCCAGGCTCATCGAATGCGATCTGAGAGCCGGACACCGTTAGTCCGACGTTGTTACTGTCGGCTGTAAAAGTCAGCTGGTAGGTTGTGTCTGCCGCTGCGTAGGCATAGTCTGAGTCGATTGTGAAGTCGCCATGGCCGTCGGCTAAAACTATTTGCTTGTAAGCACCGCCAACAGACAACACCGGGTACTTGTTTGTGTTGTCGTACAAGATAATCCCGTCCTCGTTGGCACTGTCCCCCGATTGCTTAAAAACCAGACGTGAGCGAATGCGATTCAGGTGATCAACCAAGCGCTCGCCCCAGTTTTTCCAGTCAGGGCCTAACGGTGGCGGTGCAAGACTCACCTGTTACCGCCCGGGATGACATTCAAGCGCGGCACACCAAACCTCCAGTTGTTCAGCTCTGTGCCGTTAACTCTTAACCGTAACTGACGGCCCGAGAACCTAGCGCTTACAGGGTTGTCCGTAGTAAACGGACCGTGCGTGCTCTCGCTACCATTTGGATAAAAGCGCGTCTTGAACGTCAGTGTTGCCTGCCCTTGGGTTTTCTCGTCTGGAATGATTTCGTTTACCTTGACCACATTTGAGCCAAAAAGTATCGGCCCCGACTCTGCGTGCGGTGCAGTGCCCTCGTGATCAAACCCAGTCTCGTGATCATAAAACTTACCCGTAGCATCGAACATCACAGGGTGACGCAAGACGCCGGCATCAAATCCAGATGTACGAGACAGCTCACCAATGTTCCAGTACTGCTCAAGGTAGTTGTACACCACGTAGCGATCGTTTTCGGTTGAACTGCCAGACGGATAGAACCACCACACCTCGCCATACTGGGCGTTGTTCATTGAGGTGACCTTTGACCGCTGGTCGTTGTTAATGTCCGTGAAAACGTAATCTAGGACCTCACAGGGCATCTCCTGCACGGCGCTACCGTTAAAGAAGAAAAAGCTCTTCGACCCCATCCAGTAGGCGCCTTCCATGTGGGCAACGCACGCGTGTCGTGAAATTGCACCGCAGTCTGTACCTACACGCTGGAATTGAAACACCAGCTGCGGCCCTATGTAGGACGCAATGTGGGCATCGGTAGTAGTCAGAATCAAAGTCCGGCCACGTAGCTTGTGCCCGCTCAGTATCTCGCCGTGTGTAGACAGCTCGAAATCTCCGGCTTCATTAGTTGCAGACGGCGTCCACGCGGTGTTGTCTTCCTTGTCGCACCACTGGACCTTTCTTGGGTTTCCGCCGGCGCCTAGTGCGAACAAAAACCGCTCGCCTGTTACAACCAGACCAAGGTTAGATGTTGGCGCGTTGCTAATCTGCGCGGCAGGGTTAGAGGAATTTAACTGCCACTCGTAAAGCTTGCCGTCATCGGATGAACAAGCAACCAAGTACTCACCCCAAGTGTCTAGCGACCACGTAGTGGCCTCTTGAAATACACCGCTAGATACTCGCTCTGTCCCGTAGTATCCATTACCAAAATTTGCGGCACCGAAACCAAATCGTAAGGTGGCGTCTGCATTACCCGCCGTAAAACCGACAGGGGTGATATCGCTGACGGCGTTGCTGGTGCTAATGTAAAACAATTTGTTGTACGTTCCAGCGGCTAAATTTGTGTTGATAGAGTTATCAACCCAAGCAAGCGCACCCCTAACTGGTTTATCCAAGGTTGCCCCTGTTTTCACTCTTTCTTGCCAACCGCCTACTGGACTTAAAGAGCCGTTGCGCCAGCGCACAAGGTTAACATCTCTCCAGCGACCAGCCCCCTCCAGGTCTGTGCCGTGCCGGTAAACTCCTGCCGGGATGTCAATCGCTTGGTATGGCATAGAACCCCCTACGCTGTACGCTTCCACATATGAACAACAATGTAAGGCTGCACAATGCTGTGCGCATCGCCGCTGCCCGTATTTGCTGACTTGCCCAGAGTTGCGGCAGTTGTTGTTCCGTGCAGCTCATACTCCTGATCGTGCGAGCCCGTGAGATCTCTCTTGGCCACCTGGTTAGACGTTGTTAGATCTGCGTTGCTATCAGCGTTCGCAATAAGCGCGTGCGAGTGAGCTGGAAGCTCGGCTTCCGTTAGGGCGTGCGTCTTCGATCCGCCGGTTTCTTCTGCGGTGTCAAAGTCGGTGTCGCTGCTGTCGATGCCAACTGGAACCTTACCGGCACCAAAAGCTTCCCACGTGCCAAACCCCAAGAGAGTAGCCGGGTTTGTTGCGTCGCTTGCGTTTATGTAAATAGAACCAACCGGATAAATTTCAGCCATCGTTGGCAGAGCGTCAATTTGCGCCTGTATCCCAGAGGTAACCCCAGAAACGTAATTTAATTCTGCCGCTGTAGTGGTTACGCCATCTAAAATATTTAGCTCTGCAGTGGTGGCCGTGACGCCGTCTAGCAGGTTTATTTCTGTGGCTGTAGCTGTCACACCATCGAGCGTGTTTAACTCATCGGTGGTAACCGTTGCCCCATCTAAAATATTAAGCTCAGCCGCAGTCGACGTCACCGCAGTGCCACCAACCTCCCACAGGCCTTCTGACAGGTTTGGCTGTATAGGTTGGCTTCCATCTAAGAGTTCATCTAAAGAATCAAAGTTGTTGTTCAGCTTTGTTCCCCAGGTATCCTCAGAGGCCCCGACCTCGGGCTTTGTTAAAGAGTAAGTTGTAGTCGTTGTATCTGCCATGGTTAGTTATCCAAATGGATTCTCCGTTGTAGTAACAATGCTCCATCCCCCTGATGGCGGCGAGCTTGATTTAGCTGCCCATTGACCAGAAGGCGTCGTTACAACACCCCAGCCACCAGCTGGCGGACTAACTGATACATCCGACCACTGGTCTATCGGCTCAATGACATCATCCCACGGCGAGCCTGAAATGAATGTAGAGCCAATAAAGACCGTCGAAGTGACCGGCCTTAAATCTTGAACATATCCCTGTTCAGAGTAATCATCCCCGTCGTCTTCAACATATCCGCTGTTCCAGTAGACAGCTTTTTTCGTTGTTGCCGCTGCAAGGATAATTGCCACTATTTTAAACCCTCACGTCACTCAATAGAATCGTCGACTTCGTCGTAATCCGCATCAGTTACTTGTTCTATAGACTTACTCAGAAAATCGACGAACGCCTGACGCGCTACCGTGAGCTGATCTATGTTGAAGCGTGCATCGGCCAGCTTTGCGTCAAGGTTAGAGATGTGTGCCGTAATCACGCGTTGCTCCTCGCTAAAGTCAGCAACGTCATACTCAACATCGTTCAATACTACTTTCGGGCTTTCTTCACTCATTCCACGGTACTCCGTCAAAGGTTGTTGGTGTCTTCTGACTAGATATATTGTCAGTTAGCGCAGTTTCAACCGCATCACCATCAACTTCTGCTTTTACCCACCCAATAACAGTCGCCTCAGTGAGGTCGTCATAAGCGATAAAGTCCTCTGCCGATGCGTCTGGTGTGAATGAACAGGTGCCGTAAGATGACGCTGTATACGTCTCATCACCGACTGTTTCTGAATCGTCACAACGCCAGTGCGCCACGATGACCCCGCCGTCGGCCTGACGCTCCAAGTTTGCTATTGACCATGTAGCCATTAGTTTTCTCCTTCGAGTTGTGCGACTCGCGCACGTAGTGATTGAATCTCTTTAACGAGCATTGGTACAAGTTTGCTGTAGTCTACACTCTGCATCTCTTCTGCGTCATCTGGCACGCTTACCGCTTCAGGTGCGACAGTGCCTAGCTCTTGAGCGACCATGCCGTAACGCTGGTGTTGACCGCCATCTATCCAATCAAACTTGCGTACCTGTATGGAATCTACGATTGCGCCAGCATCGTCCGCGTCTTCGATGTTGTGCTTCAGCCGCTCATCGGATGTGGTGTTGTACGAGGTAGTGGAGCCAGAGATTGAGATTGATCCGCGAGTCGTGCCGTTAGTACGGAACTCCATAAGAGTGCCATCACCGTCAATACGATTAACAATTATCGCGGTGCCATTAGACCGCACAATGGACATAAAGCCCGATGAGCCTAAGAAGCGTATGCCCTGTGTCGTGTTATCGGCAGAGGTCTTGCCCCATAGCTGGTTTCCGCTTGAATCAATGCGTGTGCGCTCGCTTGCATTGGTGAAAAAGCGCATAAAATTAGAATTATGATTGTAGTTGATCCAGCCTCGGTAAGCGTCAGCACCTGATGTTCCGTCTGCAAAAGCAAGGCTTCCCTCGCTTGATGTGCCAGAGGCAATAGTTATCCCGCTGTCAGCAGATCCAGCAACAACAAGATTATTTGCGACAGCATTGTAGCTACTTGGACTTGTAGTCCCAATTCCTATCGACGTTCCGACATAAGCAGTGCCTGACAGGTAGAGGTCTGAGAATCGGTTGCCAGCAGAGCCTAGCTGGATTGCGCCGTCTCTTTGAACGCCGCCTGCACCTCTTGGGAAGATGCCGTCACTATCGCCAGCTATTTTAAGGGTAGTATCATCACTACCAATATAGATGTTGGTTCCGTCAGTACCAACGCTTCCGACTACTGTGCCATCTTTTTGGAACTGAATTAAATTTCCATTATTAGTATTGCGGTTGACATAAAAAGTTGAGCCAGAAGTATCTGACAAAGTTCTTGAAACAAATGAAGCACCGTCTGCTCTAAAAGACGCTCCAGTATCTGTATCTCCTAAACCTGGAGTATCGTTGGTCATCCCGATAAGGAGATTCCCGCTCGCGTCCAGCCTCATACGCTCCGCATTGGCTGTTGCGAATATGAAATACGAACTGCCTGCCGTGCTTAAAAACTCAGTGGCGTTTGCCTTTGTTGTGCCATCGCCCCAGTTTTTAAGATAGAAGTTGTTGCCTTGGCCGTCTAAATACAACTGCGCAACACTGCTTGTGCCTGTGCTGGTATTCCTAATTCTAAGCTGTACTTCGCCATCAGTTGCTGATCGTATCTGCGAATTTCCGCGAACGTCCAATAAGGCTTCAGGTGTGGAGGTTCCCAGGGCCAATTGTCCTGAAGAGGTAATGCGGCATTTCTCACTCGTATCAATGAAAAAGCGATGGCTACCCGAGCCGTTAACCATGTAATAGTTAGAGCCGTTTGCAGTATCATTATTAAAGTAATAAGTGTCACCTGTCGCGCCAAAGCCTTGATAGCCTACTCTTGTGCCTGCTCTGAAAAATGTTTGATAGACAGCGGTGCTGGCGTCGGCCTCAAAACGCACTAGGTCGCCATCGTTGCCCTTTACGTGTAAAGGTTTGGCAGGAGCGCTATTGTTAATACCGACGTTGCCGTCTGAGTCGATGCGCATGGCTTCAGTATCTAACGAGGTGCCTGTAACAGAGAAAGTTAACTCTGTTCTTGATCCAAACGTATCAGTCGCTTTACTTCTAATTGCAGACCTGACGCCAGCGCCAACTCCTGATACATCAGAACTGTAAAACTCAAGGCTTGCTAAATTTTCTCCAGCAGTCCATGCGCCGTCTTTTTGAGACTCTAAGCGAATCGTTGGGTTGTCAGCGCCTACCTCAAGCTCTGTAGCAGGAGAACTAGTACCAATTCCTACCGCCGAATCAGTGATAACCATCTTCGTATCACCAGAAGATTGCGGTGCGTCGGTTGAGCCTATGTTGTTCTTGAAGTGTATTTCGCCAGTACCAGACGTGGAGCCGATATAAACATTGTTGCTGTCAAAGCCGACCTTGCCCCTATTGCCTGATGACGGGCCGATGTCAATGTGTGGACTGGCCGCGCCTAAGTGTAGGTCTGCGTGTACTGTCGTCGCTCCGATTCCTAGACGCGCTGTGTTAGCAGGGATACGCATGACCTCGCCAAGGTTGTTGTTAAACCTCAGTGCGCCTGCGTTGTCTGCATCTCGATAGTGGATCTTTGCGCCGCTGTCGTCAGCCGTTACCGTAACCCGTGTGTTCTTGGCTCCGTCGTTCTTGTAGACGCGCATCTGTACGTCAGCAGAGGTATCGACGATATCTAACTTAGCCGCTGGTGAGTTAGTACCCAGACCCGCGAAGCCAGAAGAATTTATGGTTAGTCGTGCGGTTGTAGCATCGTTGTCGTAAAAATCTAAATTGCCTGTATTCCCTGACCGTATGGAATATGAACGCCCTGTTGTAGCAGTAGTGTTATCTAAAGTTACGTTAGTGGCGTTGCCCACACCTTCAAGCTCAAGGCCGCTTGCTGGACTGCCAGTACCCAGACCCAACCGTTCCGCAGAAGCATCCCAGAACAACTTCGCAGTCGTGCCAGTGTCTTCATAGAAACTGATGTCGCCGTTGTCAGAAAATAACGCAATGGACTTACCTCCATTGCTAGTGCTATTAGTGCCAACTCTGAATACTTTACCTGTCTCATTGTTATTACTGTCAATGTTTAAGTAAATACTTTCATCAGAATTAATTATACCGTTTGCACCACCTTCTCCACCTATCGTTAAAGTAGTGCTAGACAAGGAAGCAAAATCATTAACCGTTAGAGTACCCGTTACGTCGATGCCTGTAGAGGTGGTTTCTAGTTTCTTATTATCATTGTGATACAGCTCTACTGCACCACTTACCGCCGCCTCGAAATAGCTCGCGCCACCAAAGGTTTGCAGCGACAAATTATTACCGCGAATAATCAAATTGCCAGTGCCTTGATCCCTGATGTGACTATTAGACCCGTCATGAAAAATGAGAAGGTCGTCGCCAGCACCGAAGACAGCCTTGTCGTTGTCACCAAAATTAAGGTCAGCAGAGGTAGTACCGCCAGCAAAGGTAATAGCGCCTGAGGAAATCGAATTAACGTTAGTAATTTTGCTTACATTTAAAAAGTTTAAGGTGCTGGTATCTGAGTCTGTTGAGTCAGGCTCTAGCCGTAAAGCTGGCGCATCATTTTCATAATCTGCGCGGTCAACAAAAAATTCGAGCGCCATAGAACCATAGATGTTTGAGGCTCTAGCCGTCATTCCCGCGTAGTGCGGTTCTGTCCCAGACGTATCATTGTTTTTAAATAAAAATCCGCCGAGCAAATCGTCGTTAGTCGCGCTTGTGCTTGTGTCCTCCGCATAAAAGAACCCACCTGACGCGCCTTGAGCCGTTATAGCTCCACTGCTAGTAATACCGCCCGTTACGTCGATGCCTGTGGTGTTGACTTCTAGATACTCACTGCCATCTACATAAACAGCAAATTTAGAGCTTGCTACAGAATTGCTAGGGTCTACCGAAATATAGCCTACAGTGTTACCAGTAGTGAGATTTGTTACTTGCCCGCTACTAGCGTCAACGACTTCGATATGGTCTGTGCCATCTTTAGAAACCAGTACTTTGTCTGCGTTAGCAGTGCCAGTAACGTCAATACCCGTGCTTGTAGTCGCAAGCTTGGCCGACCCTGCCCGCTGTATCGTTAGCTCACCAGAAGCGACATTGATTACACCGCCGTCACCCTCTGCTATTAGACGTAGATCGTAGTCGTCAGAGAATGGGCGCTTGATGTCGATAAAGCCGCCAGATACACCGCCGAGTTCGATAGAGCCGTATGCGCTAGAGTTTTGGATAGTGAGGTTGTTGTCAGCAGTAATCGTGCCTGTGACGTCTATGGCGTGGCTGAAAACAAACTTGTCGTTAGTCGCATCCCACAAGATGGTCGCATTGTTACTCGCA